GAGGTTGCGGCTGAGATAGGGGTAAACCAGGATACGATGCACGATTGGCGCAACCCTGAATCACCACGTTTCAACAAAGAGTTTTCCGAAACCATAAAGCAGGGGTTAGCCTTAAGTGCTGCTTGGTGGGAGCGTCAAGGGCGTAAAAACTTGCAAAACCGTGACTTCCGTGATGCGCTTTGGTATATGAACATGAAGAACCGCTTTAGTTGGCGCGACAAGCAAGAGCTTGACATTCTGCCCACTAATCCGCTAAAGTTCGTCAACGAAGTCCCCAATAATCAACCAGTCCCCGACGTAAACAAGGACAGTTAAGTGATTACACCCATTCAGGGCCGTGTGCTCGTGGAGCTCAAAGGTGAGTACGAAAACATCGAAGCGAGCGAAGACCGCTTTGGTTCGCCCAAGACTCGTGGCCGAGTGTTAGCCGTAGCTGACGACGTTGACAGTTCCACCGGCATTGAAGTCGGCAAGATGGTTTATTTCGGCAAGTACGAGGATTCTGCTTCACTCAAACTGCCTAGCGGCAAACCTGGTGCACTGATCAAACTCGAAGAGATTGGGGCGGTGGAGTAATGCAACCAACTAAACTCGCCACTAACACACGCATTGTGGTTAAAGGTGAAGCGGCCCAACAGGCTATCAAGGCTGGCGTCCAGGAAGCCTATGACCTAGCCCTAGCAGCTTATGGCCCTGATAGTGGCAACGTAGCTATTGAGGCCGTCTACGGCGACCCAGAACTGTCACACGATGGTGTATTCAACCTCGACCACCTACACTTGCCAGAGGGCACTGGTGCTTATCCCTTGGGCACCAACATGGCAGCCCGCATGGTTGTCCAGGCTTCACGCCAGACTAATCAGCATGTCGGTGATGGCACGACTGCCGCCGTTATTCTTGCCAGTGCGCTGTACCAAGAAGCTAAGGTACTCGTAGCTAACGGCGCTGAATCCCGGTTTAGCATTGCCCGCAAACTGCATGACACGGCTGGCCAAGCGATTGAACTGATCGACCAAATGAAAGTCAAAGCCTCACCCAAACTGTTGCAGGACGCGGCTATTATCTCGGCCAGTGACCACGAACTCGGTTCGCTGATCTCTGACACTATCCAGGAGATCGGAGCTGATGGTGGTGTCATCATCGAGAACTTTGGTGGTGCTGGTATCTACAACGATATTGCCTCTGGCTTTTACTTCCGTACTCGTGGCCTAACCAGCGCTGCACTTATGACTGACCCAAGCAACCTTGAGTCACGCTTCGGTAAGGTGATGGTATTCGTCTGCGATAAAGAACTGTCAAACTCTGGTGACATTCTCCCCATACTGGACAAGTGTGTAGGTGCTGGTATCCGGGAGTTACTACTGATCGGTTCCGTCACCACGGAGGCTCTGGCCACGGCGGTCAAGGCCCGCATTGAGGGCATGATTACCTGCACTATCGTTGAACCACCGGACTTTGCTGCTTTACGGGCTTTGTTCATGGACGACGTCGCACTCTACACCGGCGCTAAGATCATGTCAGCTGGGTCAAACCCGTTTGACTTTAATCTTGATATGTTGGGTGAGTGCAAAGGTGTAGTAACTGAGCACGCTACCACGTTGCTCGATGGAGATGGTGACAAGAAGCAAATCAAACTGCGTACCGACCAACTACGCGAGGAACTCTCTCGGGCTACCAGCCCCATCGAGCAAGAGGTTGTCCGCACTCGCTTGAGCCGGTTAACGGGCAAGATTGCTATCCTGCGAGTTGGTGGCGCTACTCCGGCCGAACAGGGGGAAGTCAAGAAGCGAGTCGAAGACGCTGTAGCTGCCCTACAAGCTGCGATCAAAGACGGTGTGGTGCCCGGTGGTGGCACAACCTTGGCTAGACTAGCTCCAACGCTGCCATTCACCAAAGCTTTCGAGCAACCACTTAAGGCGCTGCTTGGTAACGCCGGCCGTAACGCCGACCGTGGTTTGTGGCATGTCCAAGAGTCTGAACCCTGGCAAGGGTATGATCTACGCAGCGATAGCGAGGAGCTGGTTGACCTCAAGAAAGCTGGTGTGGTTGACCCAACGCTGGTGATCAAAGAGATTGTGCTCAACGCTACTAGCGCGGCAGCCGAACTAATCAAGACAACGACGCTCATGCCGTTTGATAACAGGGAAGCGAAGCGTGGGTAATTGGTTTAATAATAGTAATAGCAATATTGCCCTCCCGAAAGAACAATGGCACGAGATTGAAGCCCTATTTGCTCAAGCAACTTCTATTTTAGAAAAGTATGTCGAACCGTTTGATAATAAAACGCTGCCTGAGCATGCAACTCGAAGTTCGTTACAGTTTTTTAGCAACGTGATTATAAAAAAGGAAGATAATGATTAGCGTCTTTCTAGGCATTCTCGTGATCCTTGTAGCTCTTGCAGGTGGGCTACTGGTAGGATTTCACTATCGCATGCTATACAACCGCGTGGAGGAGCTCCTAGCGCGTCAGGCGAAAGCTGATGAGGTACCGGAACCCCAAGTCATTGTGGCCAAGACACCCAAAGAAGTGTTTCGCTCTGGTGACTTGCCCGATGAATCCGCGATTGTGTCGCCCAAGAGCCCTAAGGACATTCAGCGTGACAAGGACCGTAAGTTTGATGAGGAAATGGCGAGGTTGCCATGAGCGCCACCGGCTATATCAACAAGGCCGGTAAGTACGTTCGGGTGCAAAAGGTGCCACTTGATCAGATGGTGATAGTTCAACAGTCCACCTATAAGCAGGCCGACCAGCACCAACAGCGGTTCGACCATGCGGCTGAGATTATTCAACCGTATACCTATGATGGCCAACCTAATCCGCAGATGATCGAGGTAGACCCGGACGCGGCTGCCCAGTATGGTTTCATTCCACCGCGTGAGAACATTGTTCACGACCCCGAAGCATTCAAGCCAGCTGAGGGTAGTTTGCCGTGGGGCCAGAGTGTATCCTGAGGCACCAGCTGGTATTATCCGTCTGCCTGACTACGTACCTAGTGAACGCCAACGCAAGTTTCATGAGGCGTCAGCGTTTGAAGTGTTCTTTGGAGGCGCAGCCGGTCCCGGTAAGTCCACGGCCCTTTGTGCTGATGCTATCTCGACCGCGCTCCGCTACCCAGGCCACCGCGTATTCTTCTTTCGTAAGACGCTTAAGACGCTACGCCAAGGCACGTATCCCGCTATCATGCAGCAACTTGCGCCGTACAATAACGTGCCTGATAACGCCAAAGCGACATTACCAGATGGTCGGCCACTGATAATCAAGTACAACGGGTCTGACAGTATCTTTCGCTTTAGCAATGGCTCGTTTATTCAGTTTGCCTATCTGAACACATTAGCTGATATTTACAACTACAGCTCAATTGAAATGCACTTGCTCTTGTTCGACGAGCTCACTCAATTCATGGAGGAAGAGTATGAGTTCTTAAAGACCCGTGTACGCTCCGGTGACCTTGGTCGGCCATTGCAGGTTAAGTCAGCTTCCAACCCCGGAGATGTGGGCCATAACTTCGTCAAAGACCGCTTCATTGAATCGCCCGATCTTGATGTCCACTACGAGCCAGAGGTGCCATACCAGCAATGGTTTCACGATGAAGACACTGACGAAGATTACATGCGTGACCGGGTCTTTATCCCGGCCTTTGTATCTGACAATCCGAACGCCCAGATTCGTCAGGAATATCGCCGCAACCTGAATGCGATTAAAGACCCGCAGTTGCGGCTAGCATTGCTTAAAGGCGACTGGAACACGTTCATGGGTCGTGTGTACACGGAATGGGACGCAGATTTACATGTTATTCCAGGACTTCCCGAGAACGTGAAGTTGGAAGACTGCTCTAAGTTTATCGGTTTTGACTGGGGCTACCATGACCCAGCTGTCGCCACTTGGTTAGCGTATGCCCCTGAGAATGAGTACGGCATACGGCATTTGTATGCTTACCGTGAGATTCACATGACGGGTAAGACGCCGCAGTGGTGGGCGCAGGAGATTGCCAAGATCATTGCCGGTGAAGAGATTGAGTATATGATCTTGCCACATGACTGCTTCTCTCACCTTGGCGGTAACAAGACGATTGCTAGCGTGTTTGGTGACTACGATGTGCCTTATGTACGAGCCGACTCTATGAACCACGCGGCGAAGATGCACCGCATTGCTCTGCTGCACCAAATGCTATCTGTAGCCGAAGACGAGCAACCGTATTTGCAGTTTACCCACGCTTGTGCTAATAACATTCGTACGATACCGACATTGCCCTACTCCAAGTCCCGGCCCGAAGAGATTGACGACAAGGCCCAAGACCATGATTTTGACTCACTAACGTATGCCCTAATGGTAATCTCCGACGCCGAGGCTTACATTATCGACGGCTCACCAAACCGTGATGAGCCGCAAGAGTACAATACGAACCAACATTTAGGTAAAGCATTACGCGACTCAGAACGTCGCTGGGGGAGTTACGCGAAATGAGCCTCAGGATTAACCGCCCGGATTCCGCTGATTGGTACATCAAGCTCCACCGCCAGCAACTTAAGCCACCGTTCCCGATTATGGTGTTCTGCCCTAACTGTGGGCATGGCCTTATTGAGGTAAACGCCCTTGGAATAGAAATCAGCAATGATATTGGATTGCCACCGACCCAACTGACCCCATCTGACGCCTGGACGCGTTATAAACACAAGTGTAAAGCTTTTATAGTGATATACTACAAGTAGGCTCTTAAGCCCCCAGATAAGCGGGGCTTTTAATGCATTAAGGAGAATCCATGAAAGCGTCTGATGTGCTCAAGAAGAAGACCGATGAGAAAGAAGACAAGAAAAGCGGTAAGTCCAGTAAGCTGATTGACTGGATTGCCAAGCGCCGGGATAAGAAGTAATACCTCGTGATCTACCCATATGGGAGTCTCAAATTCCCCACTCCGTTCTCTGATACCTCGGTTGACAACATCCGGGATGAAGATGGCCGGATTGATCAGTTTGCGCCTATCGATCTTAAGATTTCGGATAAGCGCTTAATTGAGAATTTGAACCAGCGGATTGAAGATTCCAAGACCTATTTCGATGACGCCCAGGGTTATAACCTCAGCGTCAAACGGAGTGAGAACTTGCGTATGTATTTAGGTGTGCAGGTAGATGGGGCTGATTTCTACGAGCAAGAGGAACCGTACATTGAAAACCAGATACGTGGCGCTGTAGAGTCCATTGTGACCTACTGTACGGCCCGCTCACCCCAGTCTGAGGTGACTAAGGGTAACGCCACGCCTGAAGCCTCTAAGTTCGCTCAGAACCTACGTAAGGCTCATGCTCAGCACTCAGTAGACTTTGACCTGCGGGGGCTGTTGGCTATTCTGGTACGCAACTGGTTACTCAACCAAGAGTCTTACGTGATGCTAGAGTTTGACCCCAGTTACGGTGAGAACGGTGAGATTATCCCCAGTGTGATTCCGTCTGATGAAATTGTGGTAGACAAGAACGCTCGCTATGGTGAAAACCCAGGATTCATTACTAAGTACGAGAAGTCCAGCGTCGAAGAACTGATTTATACCTACCCGGATAAGAAGAAAGAGATTCTGGTATCTCAGGGCATTGAACGTATCGGCCGCCGGAATATTGCTACTGAGATTGTGATCAAGAAGACTTGGTTTACCTACTATGATGGCACCGGTCCTAAGGAGGCTATGTGCGTCTGGTTCGACGACATCATGCTTGAGAAGACCCAGGACCTTAACTGGCTGGAGGGCCGGCGCAACTTCCTAAGAGCCCCAATGAAGCCGATCATC